GGCAAGTCTTCTTTCTTAGACATTCTATTAGTAATAATACTTTGGGATTTCTCTCCCTGATGTATTATTTATCAGGATTATTATTCTTCAATAATTTCTGCAATTCTGCAGTAGAACCAACAAATAAAGCATTGTTGACTGTGGTGGGACCTTTGCTTACTTTTTCTTCTTCAACATCTTTTAACTTCTGCTGCAAAGTCATCAGTTTATCAGTTGCATCAGCAACATTTTTTATTAATTGACCAGCAACCTCATATGCCCTTGGCATCTCACTTTCCTGTGCAAGTTCTAAAATACCATTAATTGCTTCCTGACCTTTTTCAATAATAGAATATAGATTTCCTCTGGTATATTCATAGTCTTTCTCAACATCTCCTTTTGTAAGATGTGCTGGTTTTTCCTTACCAGGAGTTACATCAATGATATTATCATCAGTCATCAGAATGTACTCCCATCAAATCCAAAGTTGTCACCAATATCAATAAAGTCAGCATCTGCTGCCTCAATACCAAAGATAGATGATCCAAGAACATGACTTGTAGCAGTGGTCTTATCTTGACCTCTCTTGACAGTTATCTTATTACCATTAACCTTTTCAACAAACATCTCCTCATCACCAATTGTGACATACTCTTTCACAGTGATTGCTGAACCATTTGCCACTGTAATTACAGTTTCTGTAGTATCAACATCTTCAGTAATCTCAGTCAATATATTGCCATTGTAATCTTTAGTAGCTCTAGGAACAACTCTGTAAGTGACGTCTCTCTCATATGCCTGACCAGCAGTTGTTCTGGTTCCAGCAACATAACCAACCTGAACCTTCTTAATTACATCATTAGAGACATCAGTGATAGGACCATACAGATTTGTTTTAGCAGTAAATCTTAAAGTATAAACTAATACTCTTCTTGTATCAAAGTTTCCTTCATAGTCATCAACCATTGATACATTTTCCAGTTGAACTGGAACATTAACAACCTCTTTAAGTTCACCTAGGAGTTTGATTGGTAATGTATAAGATGGTTGAAAATAAGGTAAAATCTGTTCAGTGATCTGAAGCATGTCATCATTTAATTTTGTCATGATGGACAGTTCAAATCCCATATTATATGGAACAGGCATATAGACCTTTTTGGTCTTTGTTCCATTAGTAGTTACAGGATGAAAGGCTTGAGTTTGAGTTGCCTTTCTACCAGGATCATATGTCAGATCAGTAAACTCAAATGACATTCTGGGAAGAGTCATCTGAACAGGTTTGTTTAAATCCTCTTGCTGCTCAAGTCTTGCCAGAAACTTCTGAGTAGGTCCATAAGCAAGAGGAACTTTGATGACGCTGTAAGTATCATCATTGGCATCCTTTTTATGAATCTCAATTCCATTGAAGAGAGATCCAAATGCTATGATTACAGATCTGAAGATTTCATTGTA